AATTGATGACTCCTGGCTCCGGTGTGAACGCTTTCACGCCCACTCCTGTAGGAGCATCGGCCTCCAAGTAGGTATCCCGTGGCTCTTGGAAGACGATCCGAGTGTGCATGAAGATGTAGTTACCTTGATGGGTAATGAAGTCTCCTTCCGCACCTCTGCGCTTCGCAGCCTTATCGAGGTTGTCCAGATCCCACTCAGTAGGCTGGATAGTCTCCTCGACTTGTACTCTCATCGGGAATTCCATCCCTCTGTGAGTAGCAACAGGATTAAGGATGTTCAATTCCAGGATTTCCTGGCCTTTCGCATCCACTACCCAAGCTTCGCTATCTCCAAGCTTGATGCCCAATGCCTCTTCCATATCCTTAGGAAGACCCGACTGCCATGCTCTGCGCGGGGCAGAACCGACAAAGCGGTCATCAGACTTGTTGAACACAAAAGCGGCACTCACGCCTCGGGACCCTTCCTTGAGTTCAGCGAGTTCGAGTTGAATATGCCCATTGGCAACCTTCCTTGCTGATACCAACAAGGTCTGTCCGAGTTCCAGAGTCTCAAGAGACCCTGTATTGATCACGTTTTTCTGCATGATTCATGTATGTATTTGATGTTAGCACCACTTTTCAGTGGTCACGAGATAGCTGCTGTCACAATTATATGGACCAGCATACTTAAACTTTTTGCAAAGCATCTCTTGCTGCCAGCTCCCACAACTATTGTTCCTGCTTATGGCATACATCAGGTAGTTGTCTACTGCATTACTGCAGAGTTTCAATATTAAGGCTGAAAGGGTTTCAGTTCCTTACTCACATAATCAACAAAATCGTTCCTCTTGGAACTTTCTAACCAACTGGGCATTCTTCCGAGATTGCTCGGATCGAATGCCTCTCAACGAATCGAATTCTTCTCCTTCCGGAACAATGTCCTGGTCGGAACATTCGAACTCGATGTCCATTATGTCTACAACGTGAACGTTGGTAGTCAACAAGGACATCAAGCCATGAGTGATGAAATCCTTCACCAATAGGTAATCCCACTCCTCAGCAGGGAATTCGAAATCAAGTGAATCTCCCTCAACTATCTCTTCACCGTCACTCATGCTCACCGTATAGTTGTACTGTACCGTCTTACGGTCTACTGCAACAGTGTTTTCCATGTTAGTTTCGATTTATAGGTTAAAGTAAAGAAGCCAAGAGACTCGGGAAGAATCTCCTGGCTTACGCGAATTGTGGTTGAAAAACTGCAATGCCCATCGTTATGGGACATCGACACGATTGACATCGAGTCGTGGAGAGAGCAGGATTCGAACCTGCACACCTTAGGTGATTGACTTGGCGTAGCCGATTACGCCATCTCTCCATATCAGGGAAGCCGCTGAACCTCCCTGCATCGATAATATTCTTGACTTCAGCAAAGTAAGTGTTTACGACACCAAGACTCGACAGATATGATCCATTTATTGTCCTTGGTGATGTGCACCTTATCCGTTCTTGTGTAGATGCGTATCAAGCCGAAGGGAGTATCCTCGATGAAATACTGACCGTTGAACTCATTCCCAATCCTGTACTTCTCTTTGAGTAGTGGAAGAAGCTCTTCAGCGAATTTCTCTGATCGAGACATGCGTCTGGCTTTCTTGTTGCTCATGGTTCAGATATTTCTTTCCATTCGGATACGTTGTCATTTACGCTCATCTCCCTCCATGTCTCTTCTTCCCGGTTGATAGAATCGAAGTGCTGTTCCCAAAGCTCTTCATTGTGGTACCGGCGCCCTACCCAATAGCATGTGGCTGCAACTCCAAGCATGGTTCCGGATACGATAAGGACGAGGTTGAAGTCCTTATGAGAGAACTCTATCGTTCCCCATACAGCTGTGTGGAGGGCATAGAGTACGATGTTGGTTATGGACAGGCATACGAACAAGCCTGTGAGTATGTATGAGAATGTGGATCGTGTCATGATGTGTCAGTTTCTTCGATTCTTGAATTTTGTTGCTGCAAGCTCACTAATTATGTAGTGTCTCCAATCCTTCGATGTCCAATGCGTAGGACGATCAGGATGTATCGTTTTCTTCACTCTTAGTTTCATTTGCTCTTGAATTTCTGTTGGGTTCTCCAATTAGGCATCAGGTCCCTGTAACCATGAGGCTTGGTCAACTTTATGTGATCATCCAACCATGCCAATGGTCTACGCGTCTCCGATTTGCCCCACCATATGAAGTCGATAGGTTTAGAACGTTGTCTGATCTTTTCCCTCAGCTTGTCAGCATGGGCTGTTGCAGCCTTATCGAAGACGAACTGAGGAGCATTCTTGTTCATGTACCTACGGAGATTGTCCTTCTCCTTCTCTGTGATCAGACCTTCTCTGTACATCTGCAGGACGCACTGGGTCAAGTCATACTTGGTATTTCCTTTCAAGTGTGATTCTTCGAAGTAGTCTCTCAATATCTTCAAGAGAGTGTTGGTTATACGTGAACTAGCCATAGTCAAGTGGTATTGAAGGTAGATCCCCCACCCTCTCTCGAGAGCAGGGGTAACATACCTATTGGAAATATGATCACAACAACAATATGATATTGCTGTTGGTAGTATCGTCGGACACGATGCCCTTCTCCAGGCATATCCTTTTAGAAGCTAGACAGGAATTCTTCAAACCCGCTATATCTGGCCAGCACGCCCTCCTATCTTGTTCAGGTATCCTCTTATCCAACTCCGACCAGTGTACTTGCGGTATCCATACAGGTACTCTGGAAGGTTTGACATCATCGAATACCTTGGAAGTCCCAAGGTCGTCATAAGTACTGTAACTGTTGGTAAAGAAGCTTCTTGGAACGTAAAGTCCTGATCGATCATTCGCTCTTCCGTGACAACTGGAATAGGCAGGATCCATCTCCATACTCCATACATGGGACATCAGGTCTATCGCTCCCTTCTGTTGATCAGCGGTCAACCCATCCAAGAACACTTGATTGACCAACTTCCTGCTCTCTTCTATACGCATCTGCACAAGGTCCTTATCCAATAGGTGGGTGGAACTATGACCTATGTGCTGGATCAGCAGATCCGCATCCACGAAATCGTGGAAACGGATGCTGACACTGTTTGCAAACTTATGCTCCATGATCAGAATAGCTTTTCAGCCATTTTTTCCATGGTCTCACGCTCACGCTCTTTCAAGCACAGTTTGTTGTACATAGCGTAAATCTCTTCTGGACTTGCATAAGAGATGATAGCCTTGTTCAATTCAGAACGTGAATCGATGATGTCCACATCGAGTGTAGCCATGCGCTTGGTGAACTCTGCTTCCTTGCGAGATACCAAGTCTTCGATGGGTGTTGCTCCCTCGTTCTTCTTGTCCTTCTTGAGTATGTCTGCGTATTTCTGAAGTTTAACCGATAGTTCCATGATTATTGTAGATTGTGTGTGTTGTGATATAAAGTGCAACAAGCCTTGCCTGGACTTGTCATTTCCTCCTTGAGTCATAGCGTCTTTCATTATTTCAAGGCTTTGCCCCATCTTTCGACCAGTATGTCTGCTGTCTTCAAGCCTACATCGATGATCTTCGACAGCAGCTCGAGTTCAACGTCATTGATGAGCGGTTCATTGATCATCACTTGCTTGAAACCTTCTAGTGTCCAAGCCCTGCGCGAATTCGAACGTAGATCTGTCCTCGAACATCGAAGGACACATTTGACGAGCCCTTTATGATCGCCTAGAGATACGTAAGTGGAATTGAGTCCACCTGCTATATCTATCTTGATCATGACCTTGGCCCGGAAATCAGGCCCGCTCATTGGAACGAGCCTGAATTCATTTTCTTCTGAGCGTATGAGCATCAGTTCAAGATTGCCAGTTGAGCTTCATCGCGAGCTTTATCGCGAGCAAAGTCGAGAGCAAAATCGAGACCGTGCTCTCTTATGCACTCTTCGAATGCTGCTTCACTGATGATCCTTACTTCTTCTTCAGCGCCAGGTAAGAGTTCACCGTGTGAATATTCATGCAATGTCCATGATGCTGATGATACAGCGTTGATGTTCATCAGGTTGACAAGGAACAACAGGACTCCCTTGGAAACATGACCGACGAAGTAGATGTCGTAATGTCCCTTGTTGTGATGGTGATGGCCCTGATAGTTGAAGATGACATGCGTAGCCTTGATAGATTTAGGCAGGTCACGTCCTTCATGTAGTCGTCTCCATTCCTTGTAAGATAGGTAGGAGATTATGACTCCAGTCACTACCATCAAGGAGACGGTTATGTCTCCCGTTGTAGTGGCTGTGTAGTCGCCTTGCACATGGAAAGCGATGAAGTATGTCAGAGCCATGAGCAATGTGTTAATGGTCATGACTGTGAATACGATGAGTGATAATGTGGTTTTCATGATGATATAGGTATGTTGTTGATGAATGTGTTATACACTCCTATGTGAGTGGATTTGTTGATTTGTGAAAATGTGTGGAAATGGTGGGTGAGAGTGTTGGCAATCAAAAACATTAAAGTCAGCCATGCCTAAACCTCCCGTCTATCAAGGGTTACAGAGCGTTAGCATGGCTATTGCCAACAGCCCTGTACCTCAGTCAGTAGGAGCGTAATGGATAAGCCCCCCTCCAAAAAGAATGAGTCCAACAATCTTTGATTGTTGAACTCAGGCTTTTCTTACACAAGCTCCCGCTTGGGTATGTAGACAGGCTTGGCCTCAGTAGCCTTCTCGATGGCCTCGAAGAATGAGGGGTCATCGATGAAGCGCTTCTTGTTATGGTCAAGCACCTTGACCTTGGTTCCGTCAGGAAGCACACCATCAACGAGACCTTCGCCCTTGATTACTGCCAGCCTCACATCCTTGCCGCCTGCTTGAGTGACGTTAGGAACGAAACCGATTACCGTATAGTAGTTATTCAAATTGATGTCCATGATATATAGATTTAGATGGGGGGATGTGTTTTGCCCCGAGAAATAGCCGGGGTCTTTGAAATAGGTGGATCTCACATTCGAAAACCCCCCAAAATTTTTCCCAAAAAATTATTTTTGGAAACTGTAAAGATTTTGTGTATATTTGAATAGATCGAAAGCTAGACGGCGGGGAGGGTGGAGATGGAAAAGCGGTAATATCATGATTTCAGATTACAGAGGAGAGTCAGGGACAGCCATCTGGCCCGACATACAGGTGGTGGACAGTAGGATCCGGGATAGAGTGACCGGTAAGGAATACCTGCGTGTGATGATAAAGACCACATTGAGGGTAATGGATACCGAGGGAGTGTGGAGGAAGGCGCTGCTCGTCGATAGAAAGGATATAAGCAACAAAGAGCTTCAGTATATCGGAGAAGTAGAGTACATGGGAAATATCCTTGGAGCATTCATAGAAGAGGTCTATGCATTACAGACACTGGAAAAGGTAGATGGCAGAGATATGTCGACAGACGAAGCAGGGCAGAAGAAGATATTGTGGATGAAGGACGATGATCAGAGGAGTGAGAAAGAACGTCTGATGTCAAGTCTTAAATTCGTACCATGACTATCCCTGAGAACGTATACACTATCGGAAGAGGCGCCCATTACGCAAAACTGAATGGGAGGCCTCTGGTCATGAAGCCCTTCGCAGGCAGTGAGCTCACCTATTGGTGCAAGCTGGACAAAGGAGCTATCTATGATCACAAGAGCAATGACCAATACGATTGGAACAAGTTGCCTGGATTCACTCCTTGCACCATCCATCACCAAGAAGACTCCTGTAGGATAGGGTGGAGATGGAACTTGGAGAAGGAATGCATCGAGTTGTGTCCGTACGTGTATGTGAATGGTCAGAGACTCATGTTGGACCAGCATATCCTAGAGGTACAGCCTGAGGAATGGTTCGGGATAAAGATCGAATTCACTGATTTCGTATGGGAGGTCAAGATGGTAAAGGCGAAGAAGGGAGTGGAGAGCCCTATCTCCAAGAAGGATGCTGACGGGAAGACGCTTGTCGAGGTATCAATACCTGCAGAAGGTTGTGAAACGGCACCTGCGCGGTTGCAGTTGAATTTCTACTTCGGAGGTAACCTGACAGCGCCGCATCCTGTGAAGATGCACATGAGACCTTTGACACAATGGAACTGAAAAAGAGGAACTTCGCAGATAGCATCTTGATGGCAGCGGTATTCTTATACATGTTGCTATCAAGCACCTTCGCTTCATGCCAACACCCGAACGACGACTGTCCTAACACACTATGCTGGGATGCAGAGGGTATAGAAATCATCCCGTGTTATACAGGAAGGGTATCTACAGTGGACTGTGGATTCGACCAATACATCGACTTCGAGGACAACATGATGGACGATGGGGTCGGGTTCGGTCTAGCCTCTCCATGTCACGGATGGAACTATGATGTGTGGTATCAATTCAACAAACTGAGTAACACCTCCCCATTGTTCATCGACCTCTATGGCGGATATTGTCTACACCCTGATTTCCCGAATGTACCTACAGGTTCTTACGGCCTCCTTCAAGGATGGGTGATGGCCTTGTGGCAAGGAGAAGATTGCGGTATATCCCAGATAGTATGGTCCACCCACTGCAAACATCTGACAGATACGAATCCAGGAATCATAGACAGCTGGATAGCCAACGCCTCTGATGAGTCAGACATCATAGACATGCAGGTTGACTACGATCCTAGCCTGCAGGAATACAGTATCGTCATCCTCGATGCTCCTGCTGGTCAATACTTCCTCCAGGTAGACGGCTGGGGTTGGTGTCAAGGAGAAACTTGGCTTAAAGTCTGTGAGAACGGGAATGTACTCGGCATAGATCCATCACCTGAAGTGATTATCTTGGAACCTGTTCCGCCTGATCTTCCTACTGGAATCGAATGGAACGTACTCGGCCAAGAGTACATCGAAAGATATTAGTGTTTGGTTTGATTGTCGGAAGCCTGCAGTTGTAAGCTTGCAGGCTTTCGTTATCTTTGGACACTGCAGAAGCACCCGTACCCGGGTATCCCCCTCGATGGCCGCAAGGTAGTTAGAGGGGCAGAAGTCGGATTAGTAGTTCCGAATAGGAACAGAGGTTTTCTCCGATAGCTTCGAAAAGGAAGACGATAAACTTGTCGGTTGGGGCACATTGCACATAGGTAGGTGCGGTGAATCAACACTGAGGTCAGTGTCCCTGGGTAGCTCGGAAGAGCAGCACTGCCGCAAGCGAAACGTCGACTGAAATAGCACCCTCAAGGGGCTTGCTGTACCCTTTCATGACTTCTTCGTAGTTTTGGAGTGTAACACAAATCACTACGATACCATGCTCAAAGGAGTCAATTGCAACAGACTGGATGGGGACATGTCATACATGGAGACCATCTCTGATGGCGTATGGCGCCTAGGGGGTACCCACGCGCAGGAAGAAGGTTACGCCATGACCCGTGCGCAGATGAAGCAGGTGCTCACCGACAAGTTCATCTACACCGTCAATAGGAACGACAGTAACTGGAGCCAGGCATGGACAGTGATGTCGTTGAGGTACATGGGGGTCAGGACACCATGGCTGGAGATGTTCAACGAAGACTACTTCGATGACTTTGACTCCGGACAACCTCAGAACCAACAATACATACTCGGCCGGGAATCTGCAGAGCGCTACATCCTAGACGCAGAAGAGAAGATCCAATGGATAAGAATGATGGGCGGGACCATGAACAAGCGCATCATACTGGTAGGCGCATACATCAAGAGGAAGCACAACACGAAGAGACGGCAGTACAACCAAGGTTGGAACGACGTCGTGAGTGCACATTGCCGCGCAAACGGGTACGGCATCTCCTACCATATATACGAAGCTGACCTTCGTCCTGAGAAGAGGGAGGACTTCGGTTACCTCGACATCCTGGTCGATCAGGACCTGGATCTGTTCATCACTGAATCCGGATGCATACCTGTAGGTGGTCCTACTCCTGACGGCGTGCCTCCAGAGAAGTTCTACGAGGCCACGGAATTCGTATGGAACGAGATCAACAAGAGACTCCGCCCTACAGACGTACACCTATGTCACGTGAGTCATCAGGACAAACAGCCTTTAGGATTGTTCCATAAGGGACGTCCCACTGAGCTCTACAGCATATACAAACAATTACCATGAAGAAGTACAACTTCGAGATCATCTGCTACATCCTAGGGATGATGGTCTTGGCGGCACTGACGCAGGCATGTTCGAAAGACGGCATGATCGAGCCGACTTCATATTCCATAGCCGACATAGCTGAGAGGCAATTCGCCGACAACACTGCAAAAGCAACACCGGTATCCGAGATAGACATCACGGACTACTGGTATTTCGGAAGCTACTTTCCATTACAATTGACTGGTGATTACGATACTCCGAGCCCGATACCGTTGGAGAACTTATCCCTCTCTTCAGATAGTGCAGGGTTCTTGATCTCTGCGACGGACACGGTGAACATGATCACCTACGGCGCAGTCGAGTTCGACACTATCTTCCAGACGGAGTATTTCAATTCGGTCATCGTTCTGGATCCACCTACCGGTCCTAATCTCATATACGCAGACCAGGGTAAGAAGATATGGGGTAAGACCATCAGTCAATTACGATCCGACTTCGATTGCGAAGAGTACGGAATGTTCATACTACGAGGCACCAGTCTACAAGACCCTGATTCAGTGGACTATGATCCCTTCACAGACTATCGAGGGAGATTGTACCGGACATCGGTCTTGAATGCGCAGGTGGAATTGATCCATGACAGCCTACCTACCATCTTCGGAGATTGTACGGGTTTCATCCGTAACGAGATCGCAAGCGATTCGTTGACAGGTAAGGGCACATTGAATATGGATTGCAGGTATGACGATCCGTTCTTCCAAGCGGAATTTTATGGTGATTCCTACAACTATGCAGGCTTCACGAACCTCAGGGTCATCTCCGACATGAACAGTTCTTTTGCTGTAGGTAGGCCGGGACCTAAGAATTGGACGGATCCTGCCAATGACTGCAGGGACATCGGTGGAGCGACCAACAAGCAGGTGTGGTATGTACAGGGCCAGGACGCTCAAGGAGACCCGGCCAACATACCGCTTACCTTCTGGAAAGAGATCAGGGTACACATGAACGGTGGAGACGATTCCATCAAAACAAGCTGTGACTGATGGGTGATTGGGGTAAAGTCAAGACGGCTATGTTGGAACGTTTGAAAGTCCTTGACTTGGAGCAAGGATTGTTCCAACAGTTCTTCATGGATCCGAAGACGTTGAACTGCGTGGTCGACACACATACAGGGAAATTCGCACTTTACTCTCCCCTATGGCTCGAATTGACGGGCATGAAGGATAGGGAAAATGAATTCGAGGACATGGAGTTCGTCTCTATGGTCGCTCCTTCTGATCGTGCTTATACCCTCGAAATCTGGGAAAGTAGCAAGAAGCCTGAGAGTGACGGTACTCACAAGATCGCCGCAAACCAATACGAATTGCATGCAGGGCCATTCTGGGTGGAATGGGTAAACGCTGTAAAGAGCAAAGCGACAAAGGAGCATCCGAAAGGGGGCAGATACATGATGTGTGCCGCTTTGCCGATACCGTATGAGAAATACATTGCATGGAAACGTAAGAATGGATTGACATGAGCGAACTCGACCAGCCTTTTACAAGAGAGCCCACTACCATACAGGAGTGGCTGAGATTACTCATCAAGGAGATCGATGAGAGCATCGAAGATCGTAAGATGATCCGGAAGGAGAATCTGAAGTTCATGAGCGAATTGAAGGAGGATCTCCTGAAGATCATTGATAGGGTGAAGATCCTGGAAGATTCTGCCCTGACTGCGCAGGCCATTGCAGAAGCTTTCGAGAAGAGGGAGCAGAAGGACGCAGACAAACGTGAAGAAGACAAAAGGCAACTGGAAGTCATGATACTCCAAGAGCAGTCCGACAGAGGTAAGTTCCAGTGGGCCGTAGGCATTGCTGCTACTGTGATACTGGGACTCCTTGGAATACTACTAGCAAGATGAGCAGGCCCAAGTTCTCATACTTCAGTACTGCAGGCGGGGTATCCGTTACCCTTCTGGTCGGTATGGGCGCATACTTCAGCTTCATGACCAAGATAGGTTGGATCGTACACGATCAGGGACCTGTAGTGGAATGTGAGATGGTGGATACCCACAGTGAGGCAGCGCACTTCGCGTTCAACATCTGCGACTTCACCCATGAGAGATTCGGAAACTTCTGTTCCTACAACGGAGAGATGATAATAGGACCTTGGGTCTTTGACCCGGACAGTACCGACCGCGGCGTAGCCTACCACGCCAGCGGTTGGAACCGTCGTACCAATGGTACCATGCTGGTCCGCACAGATGATCTTGAGTTCAATAAACAGACCTATCACACGTTCAGGGACGTATGGCTCCCTGACAAACTGAGTCGGTTGGATACAGTGCCGCTTGTCATGCTGGGACATTTCCATGTCGCAAAGAATGGTAAGGAGGATCCCCGTCCGTACAAGGAATGGATGACGAGGGATTCATTGTTCTGGGACCTGCGAGAAGATCCCGAGTTCGATCTGCCTGGACCACCTCAGTGGATAAGGGATAATTACAACATGCCATGCAAAAAGAACTGACATGGGCAAAGCATTTTCTAAGAGGAGTAAACTTGATATACTCCGTCGCTATTCCGATGATCTCGATCTTCTGGTTAGTCTACAACTGGCAAAGCGAGAGTTATGCATGGGCATTCGCAATACTGATAGTTCCGTTAGGTTGGTTCGTGTACGGGGAGAGAATGCGGCATAAGAAGAACACGGAGATCCGTAAGATGAATCAGCGTATATTGAACCGGTTCAATCAGACTGAATTGTGAGTATCCCCACAGAGATCAGATACATCCTCATTGTAATCGGCAGTCTGCTGGTGACATATCTGCTTGCATTGAAAGCGATAGACTCGATCAATGCAAAAAGGGACTTCGAAGCGATACAGCTCAAGCTTGACAATGCAAGGGATTCCTTGCTGCGGGCACAAAAGATAATCAAGAACCAAGGCGAACGCCTGGACCCTATAATAGAGTTCAGGGACAGTGTGGTCTTGGTCACAGAGTACAGGATCATAGAACGAGAGAGAAATGAAGATGCACTTATCGATGAGATACGCGATAGGAGTATGGATGGGGCTGCTGTCGCTGTCTCTCTCAATGAACATCTATTCTCAGCCTACCCATTCGACTCCATCCCTGGAGACACTCTTAGCGAGTGAAGGCATAGAGAAGGTAGAGCTTGTTCTCTACAAAGGGGATCCGTTCCTCTTACTCACAGTACCCACTGGTGAGCGCCTCGTTGATATACTTGATTACACCAAGTTCATCATACGTGACCGTGAAGATTGCTACCAGGACCTAGAGCTCTTCGTGAAGATGACCAAGATCGGCACAGAGGAACTCCGTACCATAAAACAAGAGGGAAAGGAGGTCACACTACTGATACAGAGTGCAGATGAAAACATAGACGAGGCTACCGACATGGCAGAGGATGCCATCAAGGAACCTTGGCTGCTGGGTGTTTGGAGGGGAATCAAGAGAGGGGTACCGTGGTTCAGTGCCGGCGCTGCAGCAGCAACACTTTTAATACTTACTTCAAACAACTAGGATTATGGCTGGAAAGCGACAGATCGGATCGAAGATAGCAGAGGAATACTTGGAAAGATGGCCGGACATGGCGACGCGGACGCTGGCAAAGAAGATGTACAAGGAGAATCCTTCCGTATGGTCCAACGATGAATCTGCGAGAACTACTCTCAGAAGGCTTATAGGGACCACCGGGAATACCGCTCGCAAAGAGAAGAATATAGACAAGAAGGATGTCGTCTATGCGAAGAATGCGAACAAGATGGGGATACCCAACCCTTTCCATATCCCTGAATCCGATGAGGTCGAATGGCCTCCATTCGTCATACCCAAGCTCCATCGCCGCATACTTATCCTCTCGGATATACACATGCCCTACCATAACGAGGAAGCTCTTAGACTCGCACTCGGTTGGGCCTTGGACCAGAAGATAGAAGCGATAGTCCTGAACGGGGACATCCTGGACTTCTACGGTTTGTCCAGGTATGAGAAGGATCCTAGGAAGAGGAGGTTCTCAGAAGAGTTGGAGATGGGGAGGGAGTTCCTCGCAGAGCTCAGGAAACACTTCGACGGTATACCCATCTACTACAAGCTGGGTAACCATGAGGAGAGATATGAGGCCTACCTGCGATTGAAGGCTCCGGAACTTCTGGATGTCAACGAATTCAAACTCGATGTGCTGTTGAGATTCGGAGAGATGGGTATCACCTTGATCGATGACCAACAGCGGATAATGGCAGGTGATCTCTGCATCATGCACGGCCACGAGTTCGGAAGGAGTGTCTTTTCGCCGGTGAATCCAGCCCGGGGATACTACAACAGGGCGAAAGCATCTGTGATATGCGGACACAACCACCAGACTTCGCAGCACAGTGAATCGAACCTGCACGAAGAGGAGATAATGACCTGGAGTACCGGATGTCTATGTGAGCTCCATCCACGGTACATGCGCGTCAACAAATGGAATCACGGATTCGCATATGTGGAAGTCTATAATGACGGGACTTTCGATGTCTCGAATCTAAGGATAAAGGACGGCCGGGTCAGACACGCTTGATCCGTATACTTTTCTTGTATATTTGTCATGTAACCATAAATTGTAGACATGGCGAAATCTCAAGAAGAGCCCCGCGTAGAAGGAAAGACCAGCATCAAGTTCATGCCTGGGTTCAACTTCATCATATGTGAGAGTCCTGAGAGCACTACCACAGAAGGAGGTATCCACATACCTGAACAAGCGCAAGCCACATATACCCAGACAAAGGGACTGAAGGTGGTAGCTGTCGGTAAAGGCATCGAGGATTACAAGATAGGTGATCGCATCATGACCGATACGAGCCCTGTATTGGACTTCGAAGTCGGGAAGAGACGCTACATAGGCGTTCAGTCATTCCAAGTACTCGGAAGATTCTACGGATGAAAGGGAAAGTCACAATAGAGCTCGAAGATTTCCAAGCACTCCTCAAGAACGAAGAGCGCTTGAGAACTTTCAAGAAAGACGTCGATGATGCTTACAAAGCGCTTCAGAACGTATTCACCTACTTGGTGACGAAAGGCGTTGATGCCGACTCTTTCATAGAAGGGTACAACCAGACTGCAGATGAGATCACCTTGAAAAAAGGCGAGATGGGACAAATACTACTCGTAAGAAAATGAAGCAGAGACTTACCATAAAAGCCAATACCACATTCAAGTACATGAAGTTGTGGAACGGTGTCTTCGATCTCACCCATACGGAGCTAAGGGTGTTGGCTTCTATGGTGGACAACTCTGAAAGATTGAATGGGGGAAAGAGCATATCCACGCCTGCAGTCAAAAAGGCTGTAGCCGCGGATATGAACCGGAAAGATTTCAACACCCTGAACAACTACGTGAAGAAGATCAAGGACAAGGGAGCCATATTCAAGCAGGGTAACAGATATGTCCTGCACAGGCTCTTGAATCCCAAGACGAAACATATAGAAGTAAACATACTGGAATGAGTGAATTCCCAAGCATATGGCAGATGACCAAGAACTTCAGCAAGGAGTTTGCGACATGGATGGCCAACGGAGCTCCGGTAGTATCAGAAGATGACTACAAGGAACGACTCTCCACCTGCAACAGTTGCCCCATGTTGGACAGAAGGGTGATGCGGTGTAAGGAGTGCGGCTGTAAGGTGGAGCATAAGGCGAAATGGAAAACAGCAGATTGTCCTCTGAAGAACTGGAAGAAACAGGAACTGGATGAACAAGAAAGAGATAATACAGATACTGGCGACCAAGCACAATCTTCCTCTGGAGAAGGTTGAATCGATCACCGGTCACCAATTCAAGTTCGTTGCCAAGACCATGGCGAAAGGCGACTTCGACGCTGTACGACTCCCATACTTCGGAAAGTTCCATTCGAAGCCTGAACGACGTAAAAGGATGAACGAGAATGTTGCTGCAGGTAGATAACGGTAAAGTGGTTCCATCCGGATATGCGCTGAGCATCTCCGCCTTCAAGGTCCTGAATACGGATGAGCTCGCCTACATCTACTTCATGCTCGATCCCAAATCCCCGTACGCGAAGTATTCTGAAGATGCACGCAAGGAGCAGGTACTCGAAGACGTCCCGAAGGTCAAGATGAGCAAGAAGCTACAGGCCGGGATGGATAAGTACGACGAGCTTATAGATAGTGTAGCGCTACAACTCTTACGTGCAGGACGTGAAGGAGCCTTCAAGTTGAGGAATTATTTCCGGGACGTGGACCTGCAGGAGAGGGACGATAACGGCAAATTGGTCCACTCCGCAAAGGACCTGATGTACAACCTGACCAAACTGGGAGATACGATCGACGGCATAGACAAGCTGGAAGAGATAGTCAAGAAGCAGGAAGCTGAAGGAACAGTTGCCCGCGGGGGTGTTGAAATAGGCAGATATAATGTTTAGATTAGACACTATGGAATTCCTCGAAGAGGCAGAGAAGCACGAACGTGCTATGGAGATTGCGTATCAGTACGTTATGAAGCAGATCGACATCGAAGACCTGATCAACTTCGAGGATTATCTGAACACGGATCTCTGTTATTACCTACCATTCGACCCCGAGGAAGAGGACGGAAGAGACTACGGCACGCTGGATCTGCTTCGGGAGTACTACGAAAATCTTGAGGAATACGAGAGATGCGCGACATTGAGGGACCTTATATCCAAGATTTCAAGGATACCCAAGGACTGAGTTCTGCTGCAAATCATTTCAAGGAGAAAGGATATTACACAGCAGCTCCTGCGGGTACCAAGGCTTACTTCGACTACTGGGACGAGCAGAAGCGTCGATGTCTGGAAGGTTATGAACACGCCGGTACCAAGATCACAGGGTACCATTACTTCTTTCTCAACTTCTCTCCCATGGACATCGCTGTCACAGAGACTCTTCCAGATGGAACTGAGATAGACAAGCGTATCACTTCCTTCCCGCGGTTCTATGACGGGGACTGGAAGTATTTCCACGAGATAGACAAGGCCAGGAAAGAAGGAAAACACCAGGCTGTACTCAAAGGACGTCGTAAGGGATACTCCTACAAGGCAGCCTCGATGGTCAACTGCAACTACTTCCATCTAAGAGGTAGCAAGAGTTACATCTTCGCAGGCGAGAAGGAATATCTGATCAATGACGGTCTCCTCTCCAAAGCTTGGAGCATCATGTCCTTCGTAGACGACAACACTGCATGGACACAGCCCCGGGTCAAGGACTCCGAGATGCACAAGCAGTCTGGATACAAGATCAACTTGAACGGTACCTTGGTCGTGAGGGGAATGATGTCCCAGATAATCGGGGTATCCTTGAAGGACAATGCTGACAAGGTCCGGGGTAAAGCGGGAGAACTCATCTTCTTCGAGGAATCCGGTAAACTCCCAGGTCTCCTCAAGGCATGGGAAGTGACGATGCCTACCATGCGCCAAGGATCCAAGACCCTGGGACTGATGGTAGCCTTCGGTACAGGCGGTACAGAGGGTGCAGACTTCGAAGGACTCGAGGAGATATTCTACAATCCTTTAGCATATGACTGCATGGATTACGAGAACGTGTGGGACGAAGGAGCTCTAGGAACCCGGTGCGGGCACTTCGTTCCTATCTACGAGAACCTCGAAGGATTCATAGACGAGAACGGTAACTCTATGGTGAAGGAAGCCATAGAGTTCGAGATGGAGCAGAGGGAGAAGAAGAAGAAGACGAACGATCCGAAGGCATACGATCAGTACATAGCCGAGCAACCCTTCAGTCCTCAAGAAGCCACACTGCAGGTATCATCCAACCTCTTCGACATAGCCAGTCTCCAAGCTCAGTACAACAGGGTAAAGGTCCATGATCTGGACTCATCTGGTACAGTAGGAAGGTTGTATTACGGGACAGACAAGGAATTGAAGTTCAGGCCTGACTCGGAACTGAGACAGATCAGGCGCTACCCGCACCGAAAAGAAGATCATCTTGATGGAGCCATAGTTCTCTATGAGGCTCCGTATAGAACCCAGGAGGGAGTAGTGCCACGAAATCTATACATACTATGTCATGACCCATATGCACAAAACCAATCTGCAGATTCCACTTCTCTAGGGGCGGCGTATGTTCTAAAGCGAGTGAATAATATATCAAGGCCTGACGATATGATCGTGGCGAGTTACGTGGGCCGCCCGAACACCCAAGATGAATATAACGAGAATCTCTTCAAGCTTGCAAAATACTACAACGCAAAGATAGGATTCGAGAACGATCGAGGAGACGTCATAGGTTTCGCAAAGAGGAAGAGGCTCCTACACTACCTGGAGTCGGAGTTCGAGATGCTCGACAAGAAGGAGCTTCAATCCAAGACTGTGCGGAGAAATTACGGTATGCACATGACAGACGCCAGGAAGAAGCAGGGAGAAATCTACATCAGGGATTGGCTGCGCGAGGTCAGAGGGAAGGACGAGAACGGGAAGCCGACGATGAACATGCACAAGATCTATGACCTGGCGCTGCTACAGGAGTTGATCAAGTTCAATCACAAGGGCAACTTCGACCGGGTGATGGCACTGATGATAGGCATGTATCATACACAAGAACTTTATAACTCAGAGGTCTTCGAGCAGGAACAGGACAATTCCGCCAACGAGTGGTTCGATAGACTCTATGGCTGAGTGCTATAAGAATAAAAGAGTAGCAGAATCATAACTTCTATCTGTACAGATAATCCCTACTCGGTTAACTTTGTTCGATATGTATACCGGTGCAGATCTAATACCAGTTCAGAGGAAACGAAAATCCCAAAAGACGTTGCAGTGGAAGAAGGACTGCGTCGAGGCCTTCATAAAGATCTCCGAGCAGGGCAACAGTTCTCGGAGAGAGCTCCTCAAGACATTCTATGATCTGTACAACGGCAGGATCCTGGATGAGGACTACGAGTATGTGACCAGACCGTACGGTAAGGAGAGGAAGAATTTTCCTTCCAAGATGCGGAACTACAACATCATCAAGCCGATCATAGATCTCTTGATGGGAGAAAAATCGAAACGGCCGCTCCAATACACAGTCACTGTACAGAACGGCGACGCGGTCAGTGAGAAGGAAAGGCAGAAACAAGAGGCCATCTACAAGAACCTGCAGCAGCAGTTCCTGGTGAAGATCGCCCAATCGGATCCTCAGATGTTACAGGACCTCCAAGGGATGGAGGACATACAGTTGCCCAAGAAGATAGCGGAACAGTTCGACAACAGTTATGTCGACAACCGTGCCATCAAAGGGCAGAATGCGCTGACCTATATGGAGTATCACCTGGAGATCTACGATCGTCTCCAGAAGGCATGGTTCCATTTCCTTACGGCAGGCGAGGTGTACACGGAAAGGGGGGTGCACGCCAACGAACCCTTCTACGATGTACTGAATCCGCTCGATGTCGATTACGATCTCGATCCTGATCTGGAGATGGTCGAGGATGGTGACTGGGCCCTCATCCGAAGATTCTCGCACATCTCCACCATCATAGACAAGTATCACAGACATCTC